CAACGAGCACTTGACTGTGCAAGAGCAGCGCGAGGGCTGCGAGGACCACCTGATGATCCCAGGCTTGGTGCCCTACGCGGAGCCCGTGGACGGCGGCAGCACCTGGGTGGCGTACCGGCACCGCGAGTCAGGCAAGACGTTCGTCAACGGCCCGGCCGACATGCCGCACGACACCACCTACGGCCCGGTGTTCAGCAGCACCGAGCTGCATCGGTGCCCGGGTGCGGTGCTGCCCGACGCGGTGGAGACGAAGGCTGAGTTCCCGGGCGCCACCGTGGTGTCGGGCAGCGTGACCCCGCGCACCGCGTTCGATGACATGGAGTCGGACGACCTGGACGCGATCCCTACCAAGCCTGACCACCCGGTCAAGCGCGAGAGCCGCAAGCGCATCGCGGCCAGCATCAAGCAGCTGGAGGCGCTGCAGTGACCACCTGGCTCCTCGCCTACCTGCAGGCCCGCAGCGACGAGGTGGGCGAGTGCTGGGAGTGGCGAGGGGCCGTGCAGCAGCTCAGCCGGGCCCCGGTCATGCGCCACGACGGCCGGCCCCAGGCCGTGCGCCGGGTGATTGCGCAGACCCTCGAGATGAAGGTGGATGGCCGCTACGCCACGTCTCGCTGCTGCAACCCGCTGTGCGTCAACCCCGAGCACGTCATCACGGTCACGCGCCAGCAGCTGCAGCAGCGCACCGCCAAGGTGACGCAGATGCACACCAACCCGGCCCGGTGCAGGAAGCTGGCCCAGAGCGCCAGGCGCAAGGGCAAGTTGAGCGAGGCCCAGGTGGCTGAGATCCGCGCCCTCGAGGGGATGAAGCAGCGCGACATCGCGGCCCTGTACGGCATCACCCAGTCCACGGTGTCGGCCATCCGGCGCGGCGTCAAGTGGAAGGACTACGGCAACCCCTACTGGCAACTGATGAGAGTGAAAAGATGAGCATCAGCATTGAGGCGCACGACCGGATCTGCCAGGACTTGCACCAGCAGATCCGCAGCCTGATCGTGGAGAACGAGCAGCTGCGTGCTGGTTTGGCCAGCCTGCAGGAGCAGAACACCGAGCTGGACCGCAAGCTGGCCGAGCTATCAGAGCGCCGGCTGACCGATGAGGTGATCGCCGACATCTGGCACGCCAACGGCGGCTTCCACCACCACTTCGCCCGGGCGATCGAGCGCTGGCTTAAAGGGCAGGCATGACCACACTACGCGAAGCCGCCAAGCAGGCGCTGGAGGTGTTGGAATCCGGGCTTTTGGTGTCGCACCATGCCCAAGTGTTGATTAACCTCCGCGCCGCGCTGGAGCAGACGGTGCAGGAGCCCCTGAGCGACGAGGAACTTGATCGCCTATGGCGTGAGCCAATGAGCGCAGATTGGGAGCACCGGGAATTTGCCCGAGCGGTCGAGGCCGCGCATGGGATCAAGGAGAACACATGACTGAACAAACCAAAGCCGCTGACGCTGTTGGTTCTCCCTTGCAACAGGGGGTTGGGCCCGGCGCGACCAACTAGGAGAACTACATGACCGATGAACAACGACAGGAAATCATGCGCCGCCAGGCCGAGGGCATGCGCGCCATGAGTGACGCGGAAATGGTTATACGTGCGGCGGAACAGGCACACGGCGCGCGCAATTCGTGGCCTGACTTGACGCCCGAACAGCTTGCGCAAGCGTCTCAGAATTGGTGGGCGCAATGCCGCGGAGAACTACCGGTTGAGCCGGTGCGTACACCAGATCGCCGCACGCTGTGGAGCCGCGTCGATTGGTGGTTTCGTGAGGGGGATGAGGCGATTGTGGCCGCGCTGGTTGGAGCCGCTTTTGCACCCATATGCATCCTGTTGTTGGAGGTTTGGAAATGGCTGAGACTGATCTGATCACCCTATCCCGCGCCACAGTTCAGCAGGCTCTCCATGTGGCAACGGCTGCCGGGTATCCGGTGGCGCTGATTGCCGCCCTCAAGGCCGCGCTGGAGCAGCCGGAGCAGGAGCGCAAACTCACCGACGAGGTGATCGCGGACCTCTGGCACCAGAACGGTGGGTTCCACCATCACTTCGCACGCGCCCTCGAGCGCTGGCTTAAAGGGCAGGCATGAGCTTCATCATCGGCATCGACCCAGGCGCCGCGGGCGCGGTGGCCATCCTGGAGCCCGACGGCAGCCTGGTGCAGGTCTTTGACATGCCGGCCGTGGAGGTGACGGTAGGCGGCAAGGCCAAGCGCCGCATCAGCCCCGAGATGCTGGCCGCAGAGCTGCGCCTGTACAACGTGCATGCCACGTGCGCATACATCGAGCAGGTGGGCGCCATGCCCGGCCAGGGCGTCAGCAGCATGTTCGCATTCGGTGAGGCTTTCGGCTTGGCCAAGGGCGTGCTGGCCGGGCTGGGCATCCCGGTGCAGTCGGTGCCCCCGGCGCGCTGGAAGCGGGCCCTGGGCCTGAACAGCGGCAAGGACGCCGCCCGCGCCAAGGCCGCCGCCACCTGGCCCCAGCAGGCCGGGGAGTTCAAGCGCGTCAAGGACGACGGCAAGGCCGAGGCGGCGCTGATCGCGCTGTGGGGGCTAAAGGGGCCATAGGGTTTCCCCTCAATCTGTGTCGCAAAAATCTGTTGACGGCCGTGCTCCATGTTGTGATAATCTCATCATCAACAACGCAACCAGGAGCACCCAAATGCAGTCCGAACTTCTCCAGCAGATCGCCAAGCTGCCCAACACTGTTGTGCATCCGTACCGCGACGGCGGCGGCGTCATGATCATCGAGACGATGCCTAACGGTGTTTGCCAGACAGGCGTCTGGCTTGACCGCCGCAGCACAGTCGAGCGCCTGCAGGAGTACCTGCAGAGCCGCACAACTCACTGAGCTGCTTTTTCTCAAGTGCGAGCGGCCCACTTAGAGGCCGCCCATCATCTCTCAGAACCTGAACCAAGGAACCCACGACATGTCCATCAAACTCCGCGGCGACGTCTACTGGCTGGACGTCCAGATCAACGGCCAGCGCATCCGCGAAAGCCTGAAGACCGGCGACAAGAAGCAGGCCCAGGCCCTTGCCGACATCCGGCGCGCCGAGCTCTGGCAGGGCCGGCTGCTCAAGGCCAAGCCCAAGAAGACCTTCCGCGAGGCCTGCACCCGCTGGCTGGCCGAGAAGGCCCACAAGAAGTCCCTCAGCGAGGACCAGGACAAAATCAACTACTTCCTGCCGAAGCTGGGCGACCGCCAACTGTCCAACATCACCCGCGACGACATCGAGCAGATCCTGCCCACCGACGTCAAGCCGGCCACCCGCAACCGCTACCGCGCCCTGATCCGCTCCATGCTGCGCGCCGCCGAGCGCGAGTGGGAGTGGATCGACCGCGCCCCCGTGATGCGCACCGAGTCCGAACCGAAGCGCCGCGTCGCATTTCTGACACGCGAGCAAGCGGAGCTTTTGATGGCCTCTTTACCAGAAAAGTACCGGACTCCTGTCCGTTTCGCTTTGCTCACCGGGTTGAGAAGATCGAACGTTTTCAACCTGACCTGGGACAAAGTGGACCTGCAGCGCGGCACAGTCATTGTCGAGGCAGATGAGGCCAAGGCCGGCCAGCGCATCCTGGTGCCGCTGAACAGCGCCGCCCGCGAGATCCTGAAGGCGCTGCCCGAGCCGCATGAGGGCCGCGTCTGGGGCGACGTCACCCGAGTGTGGTGCAACACCTGGAAGGCTAGCTGCACGCGCGCTGGCGTGCCCTGGCTGCGTTTTCACGACCTGCGCCACACCTGGGCCAGCTGGCACGCGATGGCCGGCACCCCGTTGTCGGTGCTGCAGGAGCTGGGTGGCTGGCACAGTCCGCAGATGGTGCAGCGCTATGCGCACCTGTCGCCAGAGCACCTGGCCGCGGCGGCCGAACGGGTCAGCCTGTGAGGGGGATGGGGTGGCTGATGGGGCTCGAACCCACGACCGCTGGAATCACAATCCAGAGCTCTACCAACTGAGCTACAGCCACCACTGAAGGTGAGAATGGCACAAAAATGGCACAAACTCACCGAGAACCGCTCAACATTCCTTGTAAATCAACAACTTAGCGGTGGGAAGTACCAGAATCACAAGACGCTATCACTTCCCTCTTCCCTATGTGCGGAATTCTCAGCGATGAGTATTTGGGCACATCAAGGATAATTTGCGGCACAGAAATGGCACAGCGTCAGAGCAGTGCCGCTTCAGCCTGTCTGCGCCTGGTCAGGCCGTTCAGGACGCGCCCCGCGGCCTTGTTCCACCTGACGATCTCCTGCTTGGCGCCGGCCCAGTCGCCCGCGTCCACGCGCTTCTTCAGCGTGCTGATGCGGTAGTTGCCGGTGCCGCAGTTGTAGGCGAAGGAGATGATGGCCGCCAGGCGCCTGTCAGGCTCACGCAGCAGCCGCGGCGACATCCTGACCACCGCCGAGGCGAACCCCTCAAGCTCATGGTTCAGGCGGGCGTCAGCCGCCTCGCGGGACCAGACCGTCTCTGGCCCGATGTCGGGGCCTGTGCTGCCCCAGCCGATCGTCCATGGCCGCTCCCCCGTGCCCGGGTCAGGGTAGGCCCTGCAGCTACCGTCTGGCAGGCGCCTGTGGTAGCCCTCAAAGGGCCGCACCAGCAGCTCTGCACTCAGCCTGATCGCGTCATCGATCATGGGCCTGGTACTTCTCGATCGCCCGGCCGACGAACCAGAAGGTCAGCACCATGTTCAGCATGGCGAAGTCGTCTGCGCTCCAGCCCTTGAGCACCACGTCCTGCCAGGGCGCGCCCGACTGCAGGGCGATGGCCAGGGCGGCCGCCTTGACGACGGCATACATGCCGAACAGGGCCCAGGTGATGCCAGGCCGAACCAGCGCGGAGACGGCGGCGACGAACCAGCCGGCCTCCTTTGCGGTGGCTGCCTGCTCCCTGAAGGCCGCCTGAATGGCCTTGAGCTGCTCCGTGGAGTGCTCGACGTACTTCTCCTCCATGCGGAACTGGCCGCGAACCTTCTCCAGGTCCGTCTGCAGCGTGAACATGGACAGCTCATGCTGGCGCTCGTTCTTCTTGTCGAAGAACTTCAGCACCTCAGGGGCGAGCCTGAACAAGCCACCGAAGATGGAGCCGAGAAGGCCCCCACCGACGATCTCAAGCATCCTGAGCTCCTACCTCGACATGAATTTGAACCCGAACTGGATCAGCGTGAACACCACGCCGGCAGCAAGCCAGACGCCGATGCCTCTGTTGACCCACATATCGACCTTGCGGTCTACCTTGGCGATAGACGCCTCTGCCACTGCAAGGCCTGATTCGCACCGACCGATGCGTTCACCCTGGTTCATCTGACGCTCCTCGAAGAGGATCAGCTTGCTCACTGCGTCTGTCAGCTTGTCCACTTTGCGCTCAAGGCGTGCGAAATCGTCATCAGTCATTTCTCAACCTTACAGTTCAACCCAAGACAAGCTGGCCTCATCCCAGCGATAAACCTTGCCGTCTGTTGGGTAAGGCACCGGCGAAGAATCGTTAACCGCTCCGCCAAACTTTTTGACAAGGTTGAAGATTCGCGTGTTGTCTTCTAGCGCCATCAATTCATGCGGCTCACCAGGGCGAAAGTTCAACATCTGCCCTGCTGTGGCTTCCAAGTCCCAGTCATGGGAGAACGCCTTAAGTCTGCCCCGCGCCACGATGGTGATATGCACATCGTTTTCGGTGTGATTGTGCTTAGGCAGCACATCTCCGGCTTGCTCAAAGGTATACATCGCCCCGCGAAGATCGCCGCAGTTTTTAAGTGGTTCAACCCGTAACATCTGGCGCAGCCCCGGGCAAATTGATTGACGGGCGCGTTGCCGCCGATAGCGCATCTTTTTGCTGCTGCTCTTCATCCGTCATCGGGCGGATTGTCCAGATATCCTTTACTGTGTCTGCAACCCATTCGTAGGTTGGGCCTTCTACCACTTCGTATACCCCGGGTACAGGCGGCGCAACACGTTCAAACCGAGCGAATTCAGGGGGTAGGTTGTTGACA